CCAGTTTTCATAGCTACGAAAAGGGCAATAGCAACGATAGCAACAATGATGATGATTGTTAACATAATTAAATTTTATTTGTTTGATATAAATATATACAAGAGATAGGAAACAACCAAACTTATGGATAAAAAAGTTCCACTACTGAATCTTCTGTTACTACTTTATAGGTAGTAGGCACATATATACGTGATTGACTAGCTAAATTAAGTAACAAATACGTTAATGTAGCTAACAATGCTAATTTTAATGTGGTTTTTACTGCGTTTAAATTAATTGCTATCATATTATTATTTTGTTTTTTATCCAGCCATGTTTGTTAATAAATGTACGTTTGCTATCTCACCAGTAGATAATGCTCTGTTAAACATAACCACTTTATTAACTTGTGCAGGAGCAAAGAAAGATCCTTGTGATCTACACATTAAATTTATATTTTGTGTGGTAGAACCTATACTCCAATTGTTTATTGTAATTTGCCATAGAGGAGTACTATCACCGTTTAAGTACCATGTAAATGTAGTTCCATTTTTTACAACAGTTATTAATGACCAAGGAGTAGTTGCCAATAAATTACCATATGATTGTGCGGGTGAATTACCACCATTACCTGTTCCTGAATTACTATTCCAATATTGATATGATGTTGATGTAGTATCTATTCTAGGAGCAAAATATGATGTGGTTGATACATACACACCCATTAAAAAATTCTTAACACCAGATTCTGACCACCATAATCCAAACCAATCAGTTCCAGTACTTAAAAATTTAACTCGCATACACCAAGTAAAATCTGAAGAATATATTGTAGAATTACCAGGCATAACAAAGTTAGTTGAGGAATTAGATGTAAAATAACCACCTTTTTGAGTAAATACTGGATTGGTTAATGTAACATTATATCCACTTATTGTATCTGTCCATGTTGTTCCACTCCCAGGATATGATGCGGGGTCTGCTGCATTAAGATATACTATTCTATTTGCAGGCCACGATGGGGGTGAATATGAATATAATTCACTTACCGAATGTGGTTCTGCATTTTGTCTAGCCTGTAAACTCATATTATTAAGAGAATATGGAGAACTAACTTGCAACTCAGCACCTATTTGGTTAAATGAAAGAGGTCCACTACTTGGTAAGGCCATTGATTATGGTTTTAAGTTCTTCGATTTGTGTTTGTTGTTCTTTAATTGCTTCGATAAGAAGTGGAACAATCTTTTCATATTTAACTGTTAAATAATCTTCACCGGATTTTGATTTTCCTAATTCGTAGTCAAATGGAGCTAATGTTACAACTTCAGGTAATATAGCTTGAATTTCTTGAGCTATAACTCCTACATCATGTTTTTGTGATGGTTCAAATCCTAATTCTTTAGTTTTATCTTTCCAATCAAAATAAACACCATTTATTTGTTTAATTTTATCTAAAGCATTTGGAATATTAATAATATTTTCTTTTAAACGTTTGTCAGAAGCATAAGCTATTATATCAGCTGTACTTCTTAAATTATTATCACCATCTCCAATAGATGCTATTGAAGATCCAATATTAGTTGAGTTATTCCAAAATCTAATTCCACCATATGTTGTTGCTGCTCCTATTACAATTCCTGTATGCCAAGATAAATCTAGTCTATTGTAACTATACCCTCCATAAGTCAGTTTATTAGAACGTACCATATAATATGGTTGGCTATCTGCTCTTAACCCCCATGTTAAACCAATTATACTTGAGTTAGCTATATCTGACGGATCAGCTGATGTTCCTAAATTTATAACACCGGCTGCTGCACCAGATGTTGTGTTGCTGTTGACTGTTAAAGTACCACTAATTGCTCCTCCAGTAATAGGTAGAGCATATGAAGAATAATTACTAGAATGCAAAACATCTACGTAACTACTGTAAGCTGTACCTGATCCGAATGATTGTTGCCATATTCTCATTCCTATTCCACTCTTTAAGAATGTTACAAGATTATCAGCACCACCACTACCATCAGAATATGAACGAAGATGTAAGTAGTCAGCCCAAGGGGAAGAATTATTATTAGCCCATGAAGTAAAACCAAATCTTAATTCTGATGCATTATCTGAACTAGGAGATATTGTTCTATTATCTTTTGTAGATATCCTTGCTGCTGCTCCACTTATACTTCCTCCCGACGTTATATACCCAGCACCATTCGTTAACTGGTTATTATTTGTAACTCCGTTTGTAATTGTTACTGCACCCGTTCCACCACTTATTGAAATGTTAGTTCCTGCAACAATAGATGTAACACCAGCATTTGTTAATGTTACTGAAGATCCTAATGATACTGACCCACCACCACTTAAACCAGTACCTGCAGTTACAGTTACTGATGAGTTAGTTAAAGCGGCATTTGGAATAGAAGTTAAATTAGCTCCACTACCCGAAAATGTAGTTGCACCTACAGTTCCATTAACAATAGTTAAATAAGGTATTCTTAAAGAAGTACCATCATCTAAAATTGCAGATGAAGTAATGTGGTCACCACCTTGACCTTTCATTAAGGCGTTGTTTGTAGTACCTTGTTCACTACCTAAAGAACTTGCTCTAGGACCAGAAATCATCATACCACCACTGTAAGAAGAGCCTGATGGATTTGCATAAACCCAGTGGTTAGTTTGTGAATCCCAGAATAAAGATCCTGTTACACCTACGTTAGATCCGCTATCATAAACTCTAATACCAGCATATCGTAATGCAGGTAAATCTGTATTTAAATCAATGTATTCTAAACCTACAAAAACAGATGAGGTAACATACTCAATTGATGAAGTACCGAATACGGTAAGATTACCTTTAATAAATGCAGAACCACTAACGTAAGCATCTTTACCTATTCTTAATCCACCATCGGTGTATAAAGAAGCAGTTGATGTAAAGGTTGTTGCTTGAGTTGTGTTTGAAACATATTGTACACCTACAAAAGTATTGCTACCTGTAGTTATGTATTTACCTTCAATTGTAGATACCCTTCCATCAATGCTTGATGTAAAAGTATTTATTGATGCTGTTTCAAGCAATATATCAGATATAGCAGTATTAGTAGATGCTGTATGATTTAATATTGAAGCGCTAAATGCATTAAACGATGCAGTTTCAAGCAATATATCTGATATAGCGGTAGTAGTAGATGCAGTATAGTTTAATATGCTAGAGCTAAACGCATTAAATGATGCTGTTTCAAGCAATATATCAGATATAGCTGCATTGTTAGATGCAGTATAGCTTAATAAAGATGCTGTAGCTGCATTTAATGAAGATGTTGCTCTATTTAAAGATGCTGTTGCTGCATTTAAAGCAGTAATATCTGTAGCTACAGAGCCTGACCAAACATTAGATGTTTGGATTGTGGTTGTTATATCTTGACTGTTTAATATAAATGAGCCTGTTATGTTGGCGCCTATTATTTTCATTATTGTATATTGTTACGTTGTAATATTTCTTTTAGTGTGTCGTTTTCTGCTTTAAGTTCTTTAATACCTTCAATTAACAATGGTACTAATTTTTCATATTGCACTGTTAAATAGTTTTCTCCACTTTTTGAATAATGTGACTGAGTAGATGGATTAAATTCATTATCAAAAGGTGCAGGGAACACGGCTTCAGGTACTACTTCTTTAACTGATTGGGCTGCTACTCCTATTTCTTTTATAGTAGTATCAAATCCTCCTAATTCGTTTGCTAATGAGTTCCAATTATATGTAAAACCACTTAATTGTTTTATTTTATTAATTGCATTTTCAATAACAGCAATATTAGTTTTTAATCTAATATCTGAAGTATTTTGTGTTAAAGCACCTACAAGAGAAGCAGCGCCTGATGATTGTATAGTAAATTTACCACTATAAAAAGCCATTTGTCCATTATAATGTATGGCTGTTACAGTGTTTCCAGCACTTTGAGAGAATATAGAGAAATTTGTATCGCGTGCAGCGCCCCCTCCACCTAGCTTCATTACAGTATCGCTTCCCGTATTCGTTACGTGAAGATTCTCATCTGGGCCTGTTGTTCCTATACCTACTCTACCTGCACCTGTTACCCTCATTCTTTCAGCTAAAGCATTTGCTTGTGCTCCATTAGGTTTTGTCCAAATACTTAAACTACCTCCATAAAATCCATCATCTGTTAACTTAATTCTTGCTTGAGGGTATGTAAATCCAGTACCATATCCAACCATATCTATCTCAACACCATTATTTGATGTTAAACCAAATGCTCCTTCCGAAGCACCTGAATTTATGGTAAATCTTCTGTCTGGGCTAGTTGTTCCGATCCCAATGCTCCCTCCACTTGCAATAAACATTCTTGTATCTAGTGAACCGCCTGTTTGAAGATATAAGCCAGCATTAGCTCCAATCCCACCAGTATTATCAGCATTAGCACCTAATGTCATTGCCCATCCAGTTGCAGCAGCATTGTAAAACGTTAAAAATTTAGTATTTAATATTCTTATAGCAGTTGTATTAACATCAGAAGAATTTCCTCCACTAAAAATTGCAGTTCCACTACTATTTACTCTTATTCTTTCTGAACCACTAGTTGAAAATCCAATAGTATTAGCAGTATCACTATACATTCCTGTATCGGTATCTCCTGACCAAGCATAAGTTGGGTTTGCCGCTGTTGAAATAACATTTCTAATATGAGCTCCATCTGCATTTCCTGATGTTAATACGTTTTGAGAAAATATAAAAGTATTGCCTCCATTAAAAAAAGTTGCACCACCACTAAACGTAGCACTTGTACCACTTAAAGATCCACTTATGCTAACACTACCCGTAATATTATGAGCATCACCTATAACGTTTCCAAATTTTACTCCTGTACTTGTAACTTGAAATTCAGTTCCATTAGTTATAACATCTAATGACCCAGTTATACTTACAGAACCTGTAAATTGATGGGTACTAGTACTTAATGATGATCCAAATCTAGTAGATCCAGTCACAAAATCAACACTCGATGTTATCGTCTGCACCACTAACGTCTGCGCAGTTATTGAACCAGTAACAATTAAATTGGAATTAATCGTTTGAATACCAGCAAATGTATTGCTACCAGTAGTAGCATACGTTCCATTTAATACAAGTTGAGACGCTGTAAATGAATTTACAGATGCTGTAAACGCCGTAAACGACGCCGTTTGCGCGTTAAACGAGCTAGTCAATGTAAATTGAGTTGAATCTAATCCATCCAATAAATCGGCATTCAATGCATACGATGAAGATAATACAGGTGATGAACCTGATAATTGTCCTGATGTATTGATGGTTGCTAATGTAGTAGAACCACTTACAAATGAAACGTTTCCACTTGTATCTACTTTTATTACGTTACCTAAGAAACCGGTGTCGCGGGTTTTGCTCATTATTTATTCTTTAATTCGTTTTTATTTTACTAACCATTCTTCAACGGTATCTGAAATATCTCTCATTTTAATCCAAGTTGGCATTGTTTCTTGGCCTTTTCTTATTCTTAATTTACCCATTAATCCTACAACACTCCATTCTGGTCTTTGTTCTCTTGGTATATATTCTGTATCTGGGTTGTAATTTGGATTTAATATTCTATAACCATTTTCATCTCTAACATAAGTTCCAAAATCATCTCTTAAATATTTTTCACTCCACATATTCCAAGCTGAATCACCTATAACCGAAGGATTGCCGGAAATTATACCAATTATTTTTTCGCCTTTTTCTGCAATTTTTATTTTATTACCAACTAAAGAAACAGAATAGCCTCTTCTATCTTCATTATTAATATTACCATCAAACCATTCAAAATATTCCGCATAGTCAGCACCGCCACCATTCCAAGAACCATCTGCATAAGCTTGCCCATCACCTCTAAAACTAAATTCTTTATCGCTGGTTGTAGAAGAATACCATCCGGCAAAAACATAAGCTGAAGTATTAGCCCTATCTACCGCAATACCAAAAGCACCAAACCCATCTTGAGAAAAATCGGAAGTTTTTTGACTTAATGCTAAACAATGCACATTTAATGCTTGTGAAATTTCAGGAACTGAATTGTTTACATCTCTTAATGTAGCACCGCCAATTCTAAATTTAGGCGCGCCATCAAGTGTTAATCTAAATCTTTCTGCTCCATTTACTGCAAATGCTAAAGGTGTAAAACCCGTACCACCCGATGCAAATTCAGTTGTAATCCAACCAACATTATTATCATGTGTTAATGCAATAAAGTTATTATTTCCAGGTGCATAAACATTAAAACCAGCATAGTTGTTTGTAGAATTAGATTTAACTGCTAACCTTGCATAGTCATTAGATGTCATCCCAATATTTACCGCACCACCACTTGTAATACGCATTTTTTCTGATCCACTTGTAAAAAATTGTATTCTACCGCCACTTCCCATAGAACGAATATGTAAAGGCTCACTTGATGCTTCCCAACTATTAAGTACACATTCATCAGTTGTTGTATATAATTGTATTGCTCTTGTATTATCTGTACGATAAACACTTAATACACTTCCGCTTTGAACTATTGCATTTCCACCCACAGTTACATTACTTGCAAATGTAGTTGCCCCATTAAAGGTTTGAGAGCCGCTTAATAATGCAAGTGTACCTGAAGTATCAGGTAGTGTATAGTCTCTACGAGTATTATCAGTTAATCCATCAAATCTAAATGTAAAGTTTTTATAAGTAGATGCTCCAGTATAACCATAAAATTCAAACACAGAAAATGAGGAAGCAATACTAGAATAACCATTACCTTTTGGTAAATATGTAGCATCTTGTCTTATGCTTATAACACCACCTAATCCTGCTGAACCATCACTTATTAAATATTTAGATGTTAAATCAAAATTACCTAAGTTAACGTTAGCTGTAGTTGAAAATCCTGAACCTGTGATAGGGCTTGAAGATATAATAGAACCACTTACACTAACACTTCCAGTAAATTGATGAGTATTAGCACTTATAGATCCGAATCTAGTCGATCCAGTTACGAAATCAACACTTGAAGTTATTGTTTGCACTACTAACGTTTGTGCTGTTAAAGTACCTGCTACTGTTAAAGAATCAGCATAAGATGCTGTTACTGCACTTGTAGCGAACGATGAAGAAACAGCATTTAAAACATACGATGCACTTTGAGCATTAGCAACAAATGATGCTGTTTGAGCATTAGCAACAAACGATGCTGTTGAAGCAAACGATGCTGATGTAGCTGTTCCTGAGAATGAACCTGTAAATCCTGCTGTTGATGTTAAGCTTCCGCTAAACACTGCAGGACCAATATTTGTAAAGGTTCCACTACCTGATACTATTAATGAACCAGTAACAGTCATAGTTGAACCACTAATAGTAAAATTAGGTGAACCAGTTATTGAGTTTGTAGTTCCAAAGTATGCTACTTGTGTAGCTATACCTTGACCTCCAATACCGCTAAAAGCGCCTACTTGGTATGAATAAACTAATATATCTAATATATCTCCGTCTACGGAGCCTGTTGCAAGTGTAAAGTAAGTACCATTATTAGCCGTATAATCGCTAGTTGATAGCCTAGAGCCATTATAGAATATATCTAATAATCCTGGTGTATATGATGCAGAGAATACAGTTTGACCTGCACTACCTGTTAATGTTGTTAATTGTCTTAATGCGTTGTTTGTAACGCCTGATGCTGGGAAATATTTTACAAATTCAACTAAATCGCCTGAATTTGATCCTGTAGCAAGTGTAATAACTGTACCTGAAGTGTCTGTAAATTCAACACCAGGTGCTAATTTAGATCCGTTGATGTAAACATCAACTAAACCTGTAGTGTAACCATTATCTATTGTGAATGAGGTTTGGTTTGCCGATGAGGTAAACGCTTGTGTTTGTTTGATTGCTGCTGATGCTGTTTGAGCAGTTATGCTACCTGAAGCATCAGTTACTAAATATCTTACTCCAGTTCCTTGAAGATTACTTACAGCTACAGAGCCTGTAACTACTAAGCTACCTGAAATAATTGCAGATCCCGTATATGGGAAAGGTGATATATATCCTGTTAAATAAGAGGCGGTTGTAGCGAATGATGCTGATGTAGCATTATTAGCATAAGATGATGTAACAGGAACGTTCAATGAGAACGAAGCTGTTGAAGCAAAAGATGCACTTGTTGCGCTATCTGCAAATGATGCTGTTTGTGGAACGTTTGTTGCATGAGATGCAGTAAGCGCATATGATGCACTTGTTGCAGTACCACTAATATTACCAGTAACTGTTAAGCTACCTGTGATCGTTACATTTCCAACTTGATTGAGTGAACCAGACGCGGCTAATGAGCCACTTATGATAGGACTATCTATTATCATTATTTATACAAGATTTATCAAGTATAAATATTGAAAAATATTAGTAGGTTGCTGTAGCGTCTACTTCTGATGCCTTGTATAATCTACCAGTTTCGTCAGCTGCTTGTAATTCTGCGGCTTTTGCTTCACATTCTTCTAAGTTATCAAATACGTAGATTGGATCTTCTGGATTTAAACGAGCAACCCAAATCTGATCTAATCCGGGTATAAATTGTTCTAGTACTATGTACTGCATATTATTTGTTTTAAAGTTTTACAATTATCAAAATGCCATCTAACCATATTATGGGAGCTACCAATTTTATTACAATGAGGACAAGTAACTTTAGGTTTATTTAAAGCAGACTCTCTCATTTTTTGTTTAGTATATTCACTATGGTTTTTTCCAAACATCGGATTACCTTCTCCCGTACGTTCAATAGATATTCGTTGTTTGTGCTCTTCAGTACGTCTAGATCCAAGTGCTAGCTGTCTACCTTTTAATTTTTCACTTGTCTTTTGTCTTGATTCCTCTGATTTGGTATGACCTTTAGCAAAAGGACCATGTTTATCCATGTATTCTTTTCTACTTTGTTTTTCCTCTTCAGACATTACTCTACCTTTAGACCATGTGTTTAGTCCCATATGGGATTCACTCATTTTTTGTTTTGTCTCTTCACTAGCTTTTAAACCCAATTGCCCATCACCTCCTTCAGTTAAATTAACCAATGTTCCTTCTCCAAACGCTTTTCGACCATATTGCTTAATTAAATCCTGTTCTATTTTACACGCATCTTCCCAAGAAACATCGTCATGTAAAATTTCAACATTCAATCCATATTTGTTAACTGCATATTTCCATATAGGTGATCTTCTATCTTTGGTATATGCTCGTTTTAGTTTCTTACCTATACCTATATAAAATACAGTTCCATCATCGTGTAAATGTCTATATACTATTGCCATGGATATAAATATACAAGACCCAGGGTAAACTGCATTATTTTTATCCTAATCTATCACTTAATGATGCTTGATAAGCTGCAATTACTTCTTCTGTCCAAACAGCGTTTGCTATTGCTTGTACTTTTGAGTCTTCATTTGTTACGTCGTCGCCTGGGGCTAATACATGTCTTTGATAGGTTTTAGATATTTCTATTCCATCTTTTTCAATAATGTTAGCAATACGAACTTGAATTGTATTAAGTTGTGTTACCTCTATTTGATCTACTAATGTTTTTTCTATTAATGCCATTTTATATTAATTTTTATGATGTTATATATGAAAAATTTACTATTGCTGTAAAGCCTGAAGATGTTGTTATTGTACCCCAAGGACCTCCACTGCCAGCAGAAACAAGTGTTGCATATGTTGATCCAGCTTCTATTAGGTAAATATTATCTGTACTCCCCCAGTTATATAAAGCAGCATGTCCGTAAGATCTATTTCTTCCATCTCCAGAAGCTGCTGTAAAAGGTAAAGGTATTCTAAGAGGACTTGACCAGGTTCCACTAATACTTTGATTGTATATATTACCATTAACATATACCCTATTACCTATTTTAGTATAAGATAATGTTTGGTTACCTGTAAATTGACTTAATGTTGATGATCCATCGGTAAGTGTTGCAATATTGATTGTACCTTCTTCATAATCGTCTAATGAATTTGCATCTGCGGTATCGCCATTAAACTGTATACCTGCTGTTGCTAATCTAAAATACCCACCGCTTGTTAGTGTTGCTTTTGATGTATTTCCAGTATAAAACCTCATATCATAATTACCAGCATCAAGATATAAATTTGAAGTATTACAATAAACACCATCATAACCTAAACTTGTGTAATTAGCACCAGTAGAAGAACGAATAGTTCCAACAACGTGAAGTGAAGATGATGGTGATTGTATTCCAATTCCTACATTTCCTGAAGAATTTATAGCAATATCTGGGTTTACTCCAGTTCCAGGAGCTGTTGTTCTTCCTATTACTACAACTCCATTATATGCATTTATAGAACCAGAAGTTATGTTATTATCTCCACTAAATTGGATTGGAGAATAAGTTCCTCCAACTATAGATCTTATACCATTTTCATTCCCTCCAACAACATGAAATCTTACTGATGGGCTTTCTGTGTTAACACCTATAAATCCATTATTTTTTATAAAAAGAGAAGACGTATAGACAAATGATGAACCTGCATTTCCACTAGGTGCTACTTGAAAATAATGATTTCCATTAGGAAATTCTTGAAAATATCTAGAGGCATATCCTGTACTTACATATGTGTTATTACTACCATTAAAATAAGAATTATTTGCTATTAATATATTATTAAAACCGTCATTATATAATGATCCTGACCCTATTTGTATTGCTTTTGTGTTAGATCCCCAAGCTGAGGTTGGAGTAACACCATTTATACCAATATTACCAATAGAGTCAATGTATAACCTAGTAGCACTAGCATAATCAGAATATATCCAAAAATTTCTATTACCATCATCTTTTACTGTCCATCCTCCTGCAAAACTTGAAGAGGCTTTCATAAATACACCAGCATCTCCTCCACTACCTGTAGCTCTAATGTAAATTCTAGGTGCTGCTTCTTCAACATGAAGTTTATATAGTGGATCTGTGGTTCCAACACCAACTCTTCCACTTCCACTAACAAATAACCCGTTTGGATTCATAGATACAGAACCACTAAACACGTGTGTGTTTGAAAGTAAAGATCCAAATCGCGTAGAGCCAGTCACAAAATCCACCGAACTAGTAATCGTCTGCACCACCAACGTCTGCGCAGTTAATGTATTTCTTACTAAAAAGTTATCTGCAGATGATGCAGTTAATGCAGTAGTTGCTATTGATGCAGTACCTGATATAGTACCGCCACCCGCGATAGTAATTGATCCACTAATATTAACACTACCTGATATCGATAGTGAGCCTGTTATTGTTGGTTGATATAAATTCATTACGTATAAATATTATGGATGAGTTGCCTTGTATTCTTCGAATTTGGTGTTGAGTTCTTGAATTGCTTTAATTAATGGAGATATAAATTGATCATATCTTAAGGCTAAAGTATCTGTTTCTTCATCATGAATATATCCACCAAAATCAATATCGCCTAATACTTCTTTAACTTCTTGTGCTATTAAACCATAATGTGTTCTTGTACCTTCAACGGGTGTTATTATATCATTAGAATGTCTTGCACCATTTTCATCAATTCTTTCACCATCAACTGTTACAACATTTTTTCCTACTTTCCATTTGTAAGAAACAGGTCTCAATTTGTTAATAAATTCTAATCCTAAATTAGAATCAATAATATCTTTCTTTTGTCTTTGATCTGATGTTTGGATTGTACCGTTTGCCGCCCATATTGCTGACCATCTTTGACCACTTGCACCGCAACTATAAGAATTATCTGCTGAGGGGATAAAAGAATTAGTACCCATTCTATATCGGTTAGTTGAGCCATTTGTACCAAACCCAATATCGTAAGTAGATACATCTATGTTAGATGCACCACCTCTAGCATTATATATTCTAAAATCATATTGACCGTTAGTTCCAAGAGTTGTTGAAGCACCTGAGCCGTCTGTATCAAATGCTAAGGTATTTCCTACTCCAATAACTCTTACTTGACCACTATTTGTTATACGCATTCTTTCTGTTGGACTTGAACCACCATCAGCTGTTGTTGAAAATATTAATCTTGTAGGCATATCATTAGTACCGGTTGTACCATCTACTATAGCGGTTATTTCAGCGCCTATTACAAAACCTGTACCATCTGCACCATTCCATCTAATTGTTCCAAGAAAATCATCAGCTGCTACCGCTGTTACAGAACCTGCTGTTGTACCCCTTGATTTATGGAATACATTATATCCCCTCCAAGTAGTATTAGCCGCACCGTGGTTAGCATATACATTATAAGAAGCTTGTAGTGTGGGTGTTGATGAACCTACTCCTGACATTTCTACAGAAGTAGTAACTCCGGTTAATGCGGATGGTTGATTGATTAGTATATTACCATTACTCGTTATTGTCATACGTGGGTTTCCACCAGCATAAAATAAAAAACTATTAGTTGCTAAAGCATAAAAATCAGAACTTGTAGTACCAATTTCTCCACTATTAAAAGTATCATAATACCAAGTTGCTTTTGCAGCATTTGAAGAATTGTTTGATTGAATAGATAATTGACCTCTATTACTTGTGTTAGAACCTGAAATATGTAAAAAAGTATTTGGGGATGAAGTACCTATACCAATATTACCTGTGCTTGTAATACGCATTCTTTCAGCTACACCTGCTGTATAATTTGAGGTTGCAAAAACCATATCAAAGCCGTAATCACCATTACTAGAGTTGGTTTTGCTTGCTTTAATATATCCACCTTCAGTAATATCTCCAACTGAACGATAATTACCATGTAGTGATAATTTTCCTCCAACTCCTGCTGCATAAGATGCACTATCAGCAATGGTTAAAGTAGCACTTGAACCATTTATATGAAGAAGAGTGGTTGGAGATGTTATTCCTATTCCAACATTTCCAGAACCATCTATTCTTAATCTTTCAACTATAGCAAAAGGACTTGATCCTTGTCTAGCTTCAATAGCAAAATAAGGATTTGAACCTGATATTACTCCTGAAACTAGGTTTACTCTTGAACTAACACTAGCTGCTTGAGCTATTCTTATTCTTGTTTGTTGAGAAGTTCCAGCTACTTCAGAACCAAATACTTCAAGTATTTCATTAGGACTTGTAGTCCCTATACCAACAACTCCACTTGAGCTAACAAACAACCCATTTGGATTCATTGTTACACTACCACTAAACACATGCGTATTATCTAACAACGATCCAAATCGCGTAGAGCCAGTAACAAAATCAACACTTGACGTTATCGTCTGCACCACCAACGTTTGTGCAGTTAAATTACCTGCTACAGTTAATGTATTTGCAAACGATGCTGTTTGTGCAGAAACTGCATTTGATGCAGATTGTGCTAAAGCAACAAACGATGCTGTTGAAGCAAACGATGCTGAAGCTATAGAGCCTGAAATGGATATGCCGCCTGAAGCTGTTATTCCTCCACTTATATTTACACTACCTGATACTGTTAGTGAACCTGTTACGACTGGAAAATATGAGATCATTATTATTTATTTTTTAATTCGTCAATTTCTGCTTTTAATTCTTGGATTGCTTTTACTAATACTCCCACTAAACCTGTATAATCTACTGATTTTGGAGTACCATCATTATCTCCATCTATTACTGCTTCTGGTATAATGGTTTCTACTTCTTGAGCAATTAATCCTACTCTTGTTTTACCATGAGGAACTGATACTTCTAACTCATTGTTTTTATCAAATTCAAAATAAACACCTCTTAAAGCATTTACTTTATCTAATGCTGATTCTATAGATACTATGTTTTTCTTAATCCTAACATCTGAAGATGTTGTTGTAATTAATCCAAAACCAGCTGATCCAAAAGCAGATACATTATTACCTAGTCTATTTAAATATAATGGTGTTGAAGCCCAAGTTTGTAACCATCCATAACTTCCAATTCCATAACCAAGTGTAAATCTATCAAGTCCGGCATTTGCTTCTGTGCCACTATCATTTATTGACACAACTCCGCCACTTGTTATTCTCATTCGTTCGGTTCCGTTGGTATGGAATGTTTGAAAATATGAATTACTAGTAACTCCACAATAATGCTTAAATTCTCCAGTTGAATAATTAATCGTTAACCCACCTCTAATAGTTCCACCACCAGCATCCATATTAATGCCAGAATATGATATAAATTCAGTACCTGACGTTACACTACTTGCAAATGTAGCAGCACCACTTATCCCAATACTAAACATTGTTACTGGAGAGGCAGTACTATTACTTGTTTTAAATTGATAACCATGATATGAATTAAATTTCATTACATCACCAAATGGTGCGTTTATCGCTCCAAAAGTATCTGGAGATGCAGAACCTCCTAAATTTATATAAGTATTATCACCTGTTGTATACCCTCCACTTGCTCCAACAACAACTAAACCTTTTGAGGTTACTGTACTTGAGAATGTAGTAGCACCAGTAGAGGCTATTGATAATACATTTGAAGCTAAAACATCACTATATAATATAAAACTATTATCAGTATTACCAAATATTCTATATTTATTAACCCCACTAATTGCAAATGTTTGCCAAGTAAAACCTCCGCTTGCAGTCGTATAATCTAAAATTAATTGTTGGTTTGTATTTCCTTTTATTGTAACATTACCACTAAAGTTAGCACTTGAACCACTTAAAGATCCACTTATACCAACACTACCTGTAATACTATGAGCATCACCTATAACATTTCCAAACTTTACTCCATTAGCATTTACTTGAAACTCAGTTCCTGTTGTTACAACAGTTAATGAACCAGTCAAATTCATTGACCCAGTAAATACCTGCGTATTTGCAATATTATTTCCAAACACATTAGATCCTGAACTATAAACCACAGATGACGTTACAGTTTGTACCACCAACGTCTGCGCAGTAATAGAACCAGTAACTACTAAGTTACTATTTACAGTTTGAATACCTGCAAAGGTATTGCTACCTGTAGTAGCATAAGTTCCATTTCTATTGTTTTGAGACGCTGTATATGCGTTTAACGAAGTTAAACTAGCGGCTGAACTGGTGATGCTTGAGACATCTGTGCCGTTAACTGTGAATGAACCTGTTAATATGGGGTTATGTATAATCATCTTATTGAGCCTTTAATTCGTTTATTTGTGATTGTAGGTCGTCGTTTTGTGCTTTTAGTTCTTTAATACCTTCAATCAATAATGGAATTATTTTATCATATTGAACTGTTAAATAATTTTCTCCACTTTTTGATTTATTATCATCAAAACTATCAACATCAAAAGGAGCTAAAAATACTGCCTCTGGTAAAACTGATTGTATTTCTTGTGCTGATACACCAACTTGTTTAGTATCAGTAGAGTATGGTCCTAGATTAGATGCTAATTCATTCCAATTAAATATAAATCCATTTAAAGATAAAATTTTATTAAGAGCATTAGGTATATTTTCTATATTATCTTTTAATCTTATATCGGATGCATTTTGTGTTAATGTTCCTAAAATAGTTAAATTCCCACCTGATGAAAATTTAGCTGGATATGACCAAGTACCCGATAATCTACCTATTGTTAATCTATCTTGAATGCCGCTAGTACCGGGATCATGAGGGCCTATAAACCAAGTTGCACCGGCACTATTTGCCATTTCAATACCAATCATAGTACTATCATCTGCTCCGAATAACATAGATGCAGCACTATCTTGTATTTTAAACTGATAATGATTTGCATTAACTAGATGTAATGGATTACTAGGGCTGCTCGTTCCTATTCCAACATAACTTCCAGTAAGAGTCATTGCAACTACTGAATTGGAAACATTAACAAAACGAAGTTGAGTTGATGATGAATTTCCATAAGCATCAATATACCAAGTAGTAGCATTATCAGTACTTCTACCAAAGCTTACTTGTCCACCTTCAATACTTGAATCTATTCTACCTGCTTTAATTTCACCGCCTACTACTTCAAATAGTTGGCTTGGATTTGTTGTACCTATTCCAACATTTCCAGAATTAGTTATTCTTAATCTTTCTAATGGAGTACCCGTTGTTGTTTGAGGAACTGTTAAAAAACGTATATCAGAACCACCAATTCCTGTTGTACTTGCACCTAAAGCCACAATATCAAATAATCTTAAATTACTTGCTGCCGTATTATAGTAATAATCAAATAAAAATCCTTCATAGCTATTTGCAAGTCCTGTATAAGCTTTTACACCTGAATTTGCAGGAGCTGGTGCTCCAATATGAAAAATACTTTGTGGAATACTCGTTCCGATTCCAACATTTCCAGCGCTTGTGATTCTCATTTTTTCATTAAATCCACTAGCACCTGTATCTTTTAAAGTATAAAATGCTAAATCTCCATCATCGTCTGCATCCGTACCTGATACACCATAAATTGCACCTCTACTTAATGTAATCCCACTTGAAGGTCTTTCTGCTCTAAATAATATCCCTGCACCTAAACCACTTGCTGCAGTCCCTGAAGTTGTATGTGTTAAAGTTAAAATGTCTAAAACACTATTTGTAGCTGAACTTTCTACACTAAAGTTTCCATTTGTTGCTGTTATACTACTTGCAAACGTTCCACTCCCACTCACACTCATCGATCCAGTAAACACATGCGTATTAGCAGCTAATGATCCAAATCGCGTAGAACCAGTCACAAAATCCACTGAACTAGTAATTGTTTGTACAACTAATGTTTGTGCAGTTAAATTACCTGCAACTGTAAATGCATTCGCAAATGATGCTGTTTGAGCACTAACTGCATTTGATGCAGATTGTGCTAAAGCAACAAATGATGCTGTTGAAGCAAAAGATGATGATGCAATAGAACCTGATAGCGTTATGCTGCCTGAGGTTAATATATTACCTGTTACTGTTAGTGAGCCTGATATTGTAGGTGAGTTAAGTATCATATTATTGAGCGTTTAATTTTTTTATTAGATAACTTTAGTTAGTGTAACAACTTGTGCTGCACCTATGTTACTAGAATTATATCCAGATATTTTTATTCTAATCTGATTATTTGTAGTTCCATTTATTTGTTGAGTAGTTTCTGTTGTACCATTCCAAAACACAGCTGAAATTGTAAGAGCTCCTATATTAAGAGGATCTCCAGTAACTAATTGTGTATAGCTAATTCTTTGTACAACATTTGTAATTCCAAAATCATACCCAGTTGTTACAAAAATATATCCAATATATACACCTCTATATTCAGAGCTACCAGCTCCATTAGGATTACCTGTAACTGCTAAAAGATACGTTCCATTATTAAAAAAACCAGTTAGAGATGTATTATAAAAAATTCCAGTATTAATAAAAGATGTAGTACCACTTGCAGATGTTTGTGAATAACTATTACCATATAGTGATGGAGATGTTACACTACCATAAAACGTAGTTGCACCATTTGTCATATCCATACTCATACGAACAGTATTACTAATAGTATCTGTACCAGACATTATTCTAAATTGATTAGAATAGTTATCTAAGTGACTAGCGGATACTTGTGATGTACCTCTTTGTAATATTAGTTGTCCACCTTCTAATGCACTTTGAGCACCTAAGTGGAGATTAGCTTCTGTAGATATATTTGCTGTTCCTATTCCTACATTTCCGCCACCTGTAATGGTTGCACGAACTATGTTATTTGTAGCTATTTGTAAAGCAGTATTAGTATAATTTCTTAAAATAGTTGCATAAGCAAGTGAACCATTTGTTGTTGTACCAGCCGTATCCCCTTCAATACCAAGTATTGCACTTCCGTTTGTATTATTCATTGCTACTTGCATCCAACCATTAGTTGCTGATGCTGCGTTGAATACATTTGCATTACCAGTACTTGTTGCGATAAAATTATTTGCCGTTACACTGCTTAAAAAATTACCTGATCCACTAACATTAACACTACCTGTAAATACATGGGTATTAGAAAGTGAAGATCCAAATCTTGTACTTCCAGTCACAAAATCAACACTACTTGTAATAGTTTGTACTACAAGTGTTTGAGCTGTTAAAGTACCTCTAGTTAAAAAGTTATCAGCTGAAGATGCAGTTGCTGCAATTGTAGCAAAAGATGCTGATGCAATAGAACCTGAAATAGCAACTGTACCTGTAGTTGTTATACTACCTGATACTACTATATTTCCTAAACTTGTTATCCCATTACGGGCTATAAATTCATTTGCCATATATTAATGCTTTGGTTCCCTATCCCCAAAGCGGGGTTTTATATAAATATTACATAAAGGTTGCTGTACTCTTAATTCTCCAAGCTGATGTATTAGTTTGGAAATTTAATTGTGCTTCACCTGATACGATTGATACTGAACCTGTTACCGCTGAGGTATTACCAATATCGTTTGTTGAAACATCATTATATTCTGTTGTTCCAGCATTCCATACTGCTATAATTTGACCTGATCTTGCATTTGAGCCGCTTGCTACTGTATAGTTAACAAACATTGAAGTGTAAGATCCTGTAGCTTGAGTAAACATGTTATTAGATCCTACAATTGATGAATTCACTTGAGCGTAATCCATCAATGATCTATCCATTACTACTTTATCAACATGGAATACAGAACCACTTGATGCATAAGATGCACTTACAGCATTATCTTGTAATCCGTTTATACCACTAAAGTTAGCAATTGCTCTACCTGCTTGTGCACCTGAGAAATAAATTTCTGCATTGTCTACATCGATTGCTTTGATACCTGCAGGTATGATTACTAAATCATTTTCATCATAAACTTCAAATGCTGGGTATTTAGTATTTAATTGGTGATTAAATGACCAAGTAGTTGCTGCTGAAGTTTGAATTAATGTTGATGTAGATCCTGTAATATACAATCCACCACCATTTGATAAAATAGCGTATCCTGTAGTTGCATAATCAAATCTAACTTCTACTGTAGATCCATCTATACCAACAATATCGTTTGGCATTAATTGTTTGTAGTCATCTCCATAAACTTGTACAATTGGATTTCTTGTACCCATGTTGTGGGTAAAGCTCCAAGTTGTTGCTGATGCTGTTTGGCTAAATTGTACTGTGTATCCAGGAGCTGTAGATGCTGTTAATGCAAATGTAGCGTATGAAGCTGTACCTGTTAAGTTACCAGTAAATGAACCTACATTTGTAAAATCAACAAATGATCCTGATACTAAGAAGCTACCTGTTATTACAGCAGATCCAGAGAATGGGAAACCAGCTCCACTACCCATAGATCCACTTAATCCTGCAAAGCTTGCTACAGCTTTACCAGATACTGGTACTGGGAAGTAAATTAATGCTGAAGCACTATCTACTGCTTTAATAGTAGTAGGTATAATTACTTCATTGTTTGAATCAAACACTTGGAATACTGGGTATTGAGTGTTTAATCCGTGGTTAAAGCTCCAAGTAGCAGCTGATGCTGTTTGGTTTAAAATTACGTTTGATCCAGTTACATACAACGTACCGCCTGTAGAAATTACAGCGTATCCTGTTGTTGCAATACCAAATCCAATAACAACTTCATTAGCATTTGAAGATGAAATGTACTGTGGAGTAATTTGATTATATCCTGAATCATATACTTGAACTACTGGAGTTCTTGTATTTAAATTATGTGTAAAGCTCCAGCTTACTGCTGCTGAAGATTGAGTAAATTGAGTTGTTAATCCTGAAGTTCCTCCTCCACCACCTGTTATAGTGAATGAAGCTGTGTTGCTTGCTACTACTACACTTACACCATTGCCTGTGAAATCAAAGTATGAAGCTGAACCTTGTAAGATACCTTCATCTGCAATTGATATTGCACTAATTCCACCTCCACCACCATTTAAGGCGAATGAAGCAGTTGCAGCGTAAGATGAACTTGTAGCTAAATCTGCGAATGCAGCACTTACAGCATTTTGAATGCTACCACTCCAGTAACTAGCTGTTTGAGCTGTAGTTACGAATGAAGCAGTTTGAGCATTTACAATTGAACCACTCCAGTATGAAGCAGTTTCTGCTAATGAAGCTGTACCTACATTATTAATAGTAGCTGTAGATGTAGTACCATTACCTAAAGTAAATAATATTGTATCTTTTAATGGAAGATCAATAGCAGCACTTACAATAGCATTTGGAGTGAAGCTTGCTGTAGCTACAGACATTGAAGCTGTTTGGTTAGTTAACACTACATTAGAGCCGTTAACTGCTAATGATCCTGTTACTGTAACGCTACCAGTTAATTGTTGAGTATTAGCTAAATCGTTTCCAAACTTATTTGATCCACTACTGTATATTACACTAGATGTAATAGTTTGTATTACTAATGTTTGTGCAGTTAATGTACCTCTTACTAATAAATCATCAGCACTTGATGCTGTTGAAGCATTTATGGCATATGACGAGGTTCCTAATAATGAACCTGTAATTCCTCCATTTACAACTAAAGATCCTGTTATAGTTGTGTTATTGGTTATTGTAGTAGAACCAGAGACGTAGAGTCCGTTTTTTACTTTAAATTCGTTTGCCATATTGTTTTATTAGTTTCATTTTCCACTAATAGTGTTATTTATAAATATTTTTTAAAAACTTCTTATTGCACGAACACGTTTTGATATAAACTTGAAGTCAAGATTTGTACTATTAGATTGGAACTCATATTCAAGTGCATCTGTGTTGCTTAATTCCGTAGAGCTCCAATAGCTAGCATTTGCAAAACCACCAATAGCTACTCTATTATTGTACAATTGCTGTAGCTCATCTAAACTTGGTAAATACCAATCAGAATATCCTCCTTCTGTTAAATCACCACAAAGTCTAGCTGCAATGCCTGCTGTAGCACAACCAGCCATTATATCAATAGTGTTCTGATTTCCTGTTCCTATCGCTGTACCATCTGCCCCTGTAATTGATGTACCTGAACATCCCCATGCTGCACCTGTTGAAATATCTGCTGCAGTGGCTACTAAACCATGTTGTACACCTGCATCATATCCTGGGTCTCCTGGTTGTAAAATATAAGCTACAATGCCACCTAATGCAGCATCACCCACAGAATAAGTGGTTGGTGGTGCTGAGGCAACTATAGCTGTACCTAACCCTCTATATAATGAATCAACAACCCAACTACCAGATGTTATATTAACAAATACACTACCTGTAGCGTCTGCTGCAAATTGTACATTATCAGTATTACCAATATCCATTGTTGTTACTTCATTTGTTGATGAAGAAACAGCATTCCAAACCGCAGTAAATGTACCACCTCTAATACTAGCTCCACTTCCACTTGTACTTACTACATAATCAATCATTGCACCTTTAAATGCACTTAAGTTATATAATAATGAAGAACCTGAAGTATAAACAGCAGTAGATGAACTAACTGTAGCTGAAGTGTTTTTAAGTATAGATGCTGTAATAGCTGTTGTTGCGAATGAAGCACTTATTGCAGTTAATACATAAGAAGCTGTTTGGGCTAACATTACAAACGAAGCTGTTTGAGCAGTTGTTACAAAGCTTGCTGTTTGAGCAGTTTGTACAAATGAAGCAGTTTGTGCTGTTGTTACAAATGATGCTGTTTGAGCTAACGTTACAAACGAAGCAGTTGCTGAATATGAAGATGATATTGCAGTTAAAGCAAGAGATGCTGTTGCTGCTAATGAAGATGATAAAGCAAATGTTTGATTACCTGCTACAGAAGCAACTGCAGTACCTGTTCTAGGTGAACTAAAGTATATTACTGCACTTCCTGTATCTACAACATGTATTCTTTGAGGAATAATCACATCATCATTACTATCAAAAATAGTAAATACAGGATATAAATTATTTAATTGGTGGTTAAATGTCCAAGTAGATGAAGATACATTTTGATTCAAAATAGCATTTGAACCAGATACTGATA